ACTAATTCCATTCTTTTAAATGCAAAAAGGCGAATTTGAAACTCCGCCCACGTCATATCGTAAACCGCATCCAAATTCACCATTCTTAATTCACCTAAACAAAAACTAATCACATCCTCTGACCAATTTATTTTTTTTTTGTATTATCTGTTTCTGGTTGACTTGGTACGTTTTTAACAAGTGACTGAGTAAAAGCATTATTAAAATCTAAAAGAACGTTGCTATCTGCTGGTAACTCGTCAATCCAATCTGTTACATCGTACAAATCAAAATCAACCTCTTCCCCTTTACGATTACACGCATACACTAAGGAATAGTACATCATTAAAGGAATCCATTTAAAAGGATTTTCAATTTTTAACCTATCAAAGTCAACCATGTTTGTATTGGTTTCCTCAAGCATTTTTCCAATAAAACCTAAACCAAAATGAAACTCTCTAGTTTTACCTCCAATATTTAATCTTACTAAATTCATATAATTAAGCGGTTAATTTTGTGTAAACTAAAAAAACTGTAATTGTTGTCGTGTTGTCTACGGGGCTACTTGGATTCGTTGCTGTTGACAATTCAACACGTCTATTAAATATTGTTTTAATTTATTAAAGTCCAAATTCTACAGAAAACTGTGCTGTAAATACTTACCCTCAGACGTTAGGATCTGTTTGACTAATTGCACCGTCACCGTCTAAAGTAGCTGTAAATGTAGACACCTCATCTCCACTACCTTGTGTAAGTTTCAAATCAGTAATTAAAGCCTGACCGTAGTATTTAATAGAACCTACATAACCAACATTTGTGTTTAGTTTCCACGTTATTAATTGTTTGGCTTGTTGAAGCACTAACAAAGCATCGTGTGAATCTTTTGTGTCATCACCACCAACAGATGTAGTGTCGATATATTCGCCCTCAGCATCAATAGTATAAGAAAATACTCCTGCTGTTTTCTTAACTACCCCAGGGTCACATTTTGTTCTACTTTCAATAATTGAAACCGCTGTATTTAAACTATTTGAAGTCAAACACGCAACTGGTTTATAAGCTGATGTTCCATCCCAAATATATAAAATACCATTTTCACCTTTTATTGCCATGATTTATAGTTTTTTAAGTTATTTTTTATTTTCAAAGATACTAATTTATTTTAATTCTAATATGATTCTTATAAAATTTCGATAAACATTTTGAGTTGTTGAAATATTATCTAATCCATCTGGAAACTTAAAACTTCTATTAACCACTTCAAAGTTTTCTACTTCGATGTTTTTAACAGCATTTTCAATAAACTCTTGCATATTGTCAACAGCTAATCGAGAGCCTACATTACCCGCACCATTATAAATTGTGACAATATCTAACAACGTGTAGCTAATCCAATTATAATTGCATTTATTAACTTTGTTTATTTCTTTACTTTGAGTTGAAATAATAACGTATTGCGCAGGATTTGTATTTCCCGTTACTTGCATATCAAAACAAGGATATTCTCCATTTATTGCCTCAATTATGGCTTTACGTACCCATTTATTAGGATTGTTACTATTTAACGTTGCCATATTTGCTTAATGCTTTTTTTAATGTTTCTAAATACTCGTTTCTTCCTTTTAATAATGCAGGATACATATAAGGTCTCGGTCTTAAATTTATTTTTCTTATTCCTTTGCCTTTCCATGTTATAGCAATGTCTTTCAATTCAGTAGGTACGTTTACAAGTCCGCCCGTTCCAAATTCTACATAAGCAGCATAAGGTGCATTTGCACGAATTATCCAATTAGATTTGCCCTCTTTAAATGCATTTATTGACTGTCCTAATTTACCAAAGTTAGATGCTTTAGAATTAACTTCTTGTTTAGCATCTTTTTCAATCTTACGTGCCGATTGTTCAGTGATACCATCAATAAGTTGTTCAGCCTCTTTGCCGTATTTTCTTAATTCTGCAATAACACTATTTATGTTTTTAACATTTGCCATTATGTCCTTTGACTTGCTACAATTTCAATATCAATATTATTCAAATCTAAGTTTAAAATACTATCAATATTGTAAGTTAAGCCATTGTATTTAATAAAATTATCTTTAACACTGAAATTAATATCGTAACGATTGCGAATAGTAAATACAGTTTGCACAATATTATCTCTTTGTCCGTTTTCGTTTAATACCGACGCTCTTTTAGTTTCTACATTTGCCCAAACAGAATAGACTAATTCATCAGTAACAGTATAACCCCCAAACCCATCAGATTGTTCTGTTGATTGCCATATCGATATTGCTTTTGTGTATTTGCGTGAGATCATATTCTGTCCTTATTTTTTGAAATATTATTTTCAATTATACCAATTAAATCACTGCCTTTTATTTCAAATGTTACTGTTTGACTATTATATTTTTGAGTATAAATAATATTTTGAATTGCTCTTATATGAAAATCCAAATCTTTATCGTCATCTACAAATTGCTCATTTTTTGCAATTTGACTACATTTAATTCTTAAAAGTCTGGTTAATTCTAATATTTCATCTTGATTACTCATATAAATCTTCTATTAACATCAATCGCCTCTAATACACTCAAAGGTAACAACGTTGTATTAACTTGCTTTTCACTTTCATAAAACCATACTTTAATAATTTGCAACGCTGCGTCTATTAATTCGTTTGGAATGTCATCAACCGAACTATAACCTATGTTCAAAGTAACAAAGCCGTCAACCGTTGGAACGATTGCTTTATTGGTTTTATAAATAATTCCACTAATAAATCCCTCTCCCTCTGGATTGTTTATAGGATAATCGTAAACCGTTGTTTTTTCAACTAAATTACAGTCTTTATAATATACTTTATCTCTAGTTTTAAAAATATGATTTGTCCGTTTTTCAATAAACGACAAAGAGCTATTTATCATACTTGTAATTTCGTCGTCTGTTTCAGTTTGTGAAGCATCAACTTTTAAGTATAATTTAGCACGTTCTAATGATATTACGTCAGTATAGTTAGTCATTCTTTTTTGCTTTTTTCTCTTTTACTTCCTCAATAAAATTATCATTTAACATCGCCTCAGCATCTTCTTTTGATAATTCAATAGTATCACCTATTGCGTAATTCTTTTTTTCAGATAATTTAAAAAACGGTTTTAATGCAACGTATTTCATATTATATTTTTTTAAGGTTTGATAAATCACAAATTTGTGTTTTTCTTATGTAATCTCGATAATCCGAAACCTGATATGTTTCATATTCATAAGGATAAATTTCTACTACAATATAATCATAAGTTGGTGTATTTACCACGTTCATTATACGATAACAAGTAACCGTGCTTTGTTGTTCTTGTTGTGGCATTTCGTCCTTTGAACAACTAATAAATACTAAGGATAATATGATTAATAATTTTTTCATAATTCAAAGATATAAAAAAACCCTTTACAAAATGCAAAGGGTTTAATTTTTTAATAATCAACTATCTACTATACCGCAGTAAAGTCTCCGTAAATTACCGCCGCTGGTTGCTCAACAGCCAAAGCAACTTGTGCTTCAATTCTTGCAGTAATATTATTGTTCACAAAGTTTGACCCCTCAACCTCTGAAAATTCCAAAGAAAGCCCTTCGGTAACAACTTTATTAACTCTTGACCAATCACCTACATAATATTTGTTAGCGGGTAACCAACTTGAAGCTTTCAACACTTGAACTCCAGCAACTCTTAAAACTCCGTTTTCATAAGTAACAGCAGAAGCTAAATCAATTTTAGCAGTTTTCAAGATGTCTAAGTAATCAGTTGGTTTAACAACAATTAAATTAGTTCCGTCGTAGTCGTTATCTTGCAATTTACCAATTTCATTGATAAGCATTCCGGTTTTAGTGTTACCAGTAATTACCTCAGTTGAAGCAGTTGCAGCAGCAGCTAAAATAGTTTGAAACGCAGAGTTTTCAGCTTTGTAATAATCACGTCTTAACAATTGAGGAATAGTATTAACGATATACGTTAAGTTATTACGCATTTTTTTAGAGTAACGAGTGAAACCAGCGATAAAGTCAGTTGCAATATCAATAGCTGTGAAATCGTAATCTTTTTGAGATTTAGCACCACCCTCAGAACCTGGAGCAGAAATAGAACCCTCTGCACCTGTTTCACGTGTGAAAGTATAGTTTCCTGTATCGGCTACAACAGTTCCTGCTAAATCCTCAATGTTTACCATTTGCGATGGCAAAGTAACAATGTCAAGACTAATGTTTCTTGGTTTAGTTCCAGTTAAATTAGCAGTAGTCATATTTGCAACCGCTTTAGTTTGGAATGCTTTACCTTTTTGTACTTCTTTGATTGAATCAATGTTATCACTAATTGCTTTTGCTAAAAAGTCTACATTCTCAGTTGTAGCAACCTTCTCTTGAAGTTTCATATCTAATTTGTCAGCATGGTCTTGAACAGCTTTTAAATCAGTAGCGAATTTAGCCTCTAAAGCTTCTTTTACTGATTTAATTTCGGCATCAAAAGTAGATTTGATTGCAGTAGGTAATTTTGCTTCAAATGCATCGAATGCGTTTTTTACTTCAGTAGCAGTTTTAGTTTCTAAACCGCTTTTAATGTTTGCCAATTCGGCTAATAATTTCTCATCCATTTTATTTAATGTTTAATGAGTTTGTAAATGATTTTAAAGTTTCCATAATCGGCTGTTCAATCAAAGTGTCAGTTCCTGACGGCTCATTAGAAAGTGATTTCAATATTGTTTCAATTTGTCTTAATCGTGTATCTGAATAAGGCAAATCGTATGCTTTTTCAAGTAACTCCATAAAACCGTAGTGGCTTTTAATTGATTTTATATCTTGTACTGTGCTTAGTTGATTTGCTCCCCAAGAAGATAAAAAAGAATATTCCCCTAATTTATATTCTGTAATTATTGATTTGTTTTTTTGGTCACGTTGTAATACTTTGTACCCAATAGATAGTTCAGCATTTAAGTTATTTTCGTGCATTAACTTCACGTCCTCAAACATATCACGCCCTAAATCTTTTTTAAGATTAAACTGTGTCGTTGTAAGCAATCCATAACTATCTTTAGTGTCAATAGCTAAAGGAACTCCTATCATCATAGTAGGGTTGTGGTCTTTCAGTACCCTAATACGTTTAAAATTTTCGTTTACAGTTTTATCAAAAGAGCCATAAGCACTAATGTCACCGTCTGAATCTTTATAGTTATAAACGTTCGCATAGGCTTTTACAACCCCTTTTGCGGTGTCTAAATCTTTTAAATCGTATGATAATTGTTTAAATTCCATGTCACAAATGTATTAAATTATTTTTAATTAATCTAAATAAAGTTATTTTTTTTTAATATCGGCAATCCGTCCTCATCCTCTTTAATAGTATAAACCACTTTACATCGACAGTTAATTATATTTCCCGACATTCCATTAGGGTCGCCCGGATACATAATTTCCTCGCCACCTACAAAAAAAGGTTTGTTTTCGTCTACTTTTACCCCATTCATATCTAAATGGTCAAACATTGATTT